ATGTTTCGGCCTTAGTTTTTCTACAAACTCTTTTGCTTCCGCTAATGAAAACTCTTCATCAAAGTCTTCATTTTCATAATCCCATTCATAGTTTCGCTCTTCACAAAACTTGGCAATATATGGCACTAGACCACGATATAACTGTTTTGTTTGGGTATCAAATAATCTTATTTTTCCATCCCATAATCTAGCTCTGTATTGTGGCGTAAACTGATAACCTGGAACTTGAAATGTAAAGTTTTCACGAAGCTCATATGCTACACCATCTTCGCAGATGACCCTCACATAAGCTTCATTCTCATTTACTATGGTGATATTACTGCCCACCGTCACGAACCACCTATAAACCGTTCCCAATCCATATGTGATTTAATTTGAAATGTTCGATTATTTAATTCCTTTAATACACTTTTACAAAAATCTACAATCTCTTCATGCATAACTTTTTTCAATAGTATGTTATTTAGTTCTGTATCTGAATCAAGATAATGTTGTAAGTCGGCTCTTAATACCTTCTTCATCATTGGTTCTAGTCCATACTTTTCAAGGTCTTCTGGATTGTTCAAGTCGCCAGAATAGTACTCCCACTTAATCTTTCTACGTGTATTATAGTCGAATGAAATTTTCTTGACTAACAGATTATGATGTGTCATAATACGCAGATACTTAGCATGAAGTTTAGGTATATTGGCTGTTGCTTTTTGAGGTTCAGTTTTGTCCCAACCTGCATCTTTAATCCATTCTTCCATCAGAGCTTCAATGTTCACTGGCGGTTTCATAATATCTCCATATAAAAATAATACTTATTATAATGGAAATTTACCTATTTGTCAACTAAATTCTTTCAAATTCGAACAAATCATATCTGAATGTTACATCTGCGGTTGGGGTATTTTCTGATGAAATTGTGGTGCCAAATTGAATACCGCTGAGAGATACTGGAAATATATTCCTAAATTTAATTCTCAGATTAGGCAAATTGGAATTTGTATTGAGGGTTAAAAGACCATCTTGATAAGGAGATGAACTTTCATGAAATGAACCCTTATCTTTGTTTTTAATATACTGGCTACTGCTTTCTGGTCTTGTGAGAGCTACGATCCATTTATATGTTTCTTCCCATACTTTTATATCTTCATCAATTAGAAATGATATAGTAAATGGTTCATATTTCATTTTAGTTGGATGACGATATGTGCTAGAAAATGGTGTAGGAATTTCAATTTCACTTGAAGTAACACCAGGAAGATTAATACTTTGACAAAAGTATTTTGCAAAAGGAAGAGTAGGTATAATAAACGTATATTTGGTTGTCTGTAGAAAACTGGTGTTTTCTGGTATTGTAGTAATAAAAGATTCTGTTGTCATTAGATTACCTCTCCAATGCTATTTATAATAAAAAAGGGCGGGATAAACCCGCCCTTAGTTTTAGATATGTCCTTAAGATTACATAAGGTTGCGTACACGGAAGATACGATAGTAGTTGTTGGTACGTGGTGTAAGAGCACCAAGACCAGCAGATGTACCCTGTGCGAATGGGTTAGCTACCATGCCGTAACGGGTCTTGAAACCAATCTTTGGCTGGAAGGTATCCTGACCGATAGCACGAACCATCTGTAGAGGAACGTATGGGCAGTAGAATAGACCTGCGTCATAAGGAGAAGTACCCTTATAACCAACAAGACATAGTTCGTCGCCAGAAACTGAACCACCGAAGTATGGATCAATGTATACCTTGATACGACCGTGCATTACACCAGCAAAGGTGTTGCCTGTATCGTCAACTTCAAGATTAACTGATAGAGCAGGTGTATAATCAAGAACACCAGCCATTGAAAGAGCAGAAGCAACGTCCGAGGAAACGATGAGTGTATTACCCTTACCACGACGAGTTGCCTTGGCAATTGCGTTACATTCACGCTCAATCTGGAATACTAGACCCTTGAACTTTTCAACTGACCAACGGCCGTTTGAGTCTGTATCAAGATCGAATGTACCAGCAGTTGTTGTACCATAAGCAGCACCGATAACAGCTTGTTCGTAGATTGTACGAATAACTTCACGGTTGATTTCTGCTAGGATTTCTGTTGAAAGGATGTTAGCAAGTTCTGTTTCAGCATCTAGACCGTGAACAGCCTTAAGATCCTGAGCAAGTTCCATTGTGTATTCAGCTCTTAGCGCACGGCTACGAGCAGTTACAGTTACCTTTTCAATACTGAAAGCCATTTCAGCGAATAGGTTATTACCTGAGTCGCCTAGAGCTTCAGCACTAGAAGTTGTCATACCGTTAGCAGTTGTAAATATTGTTGTGTCAAGAACGTTAGCGACAGCATTGCTACCAACCTGTACATTAGTACCGGCTAGAGTAGTAGAACCTGCCTTGTTAGAAGATGTGAAGCGAGTATTAGCTTCGTTGAAGAAAGCTTCTGTACCATTCTGTACATCATAACGTGAACGCATAGCAAAGATAAGTCCTGTTGGACCTGTCATTGGCTGTACGCCACAAACATCATAAGCAATTAACTTTGGTAAAGAACGGCGTACCAATGAGATAAGAATTGGATCGTAACCTTGTACGCTGCCTGAGCTAGATGAATAGCCTGAGTTAGTAGGAGCGGATTCGTTAAGCATACGACCTTCTTCTGCCATAGCCTTCTCTTGGTTTTCAAGAATGATAGCTGTAACAGCACGACGATATGGATCCTTAATCTTGCCGGCACCTTCGTGGTCCAATACTGGAGACCACTTCTGTTCTAATTGTTCTGTAAGATACATTTAAATTCTCCTTTTGAGATATCTTAAAACTTATTTATAAATTTCCATTACTTAGGAACTGATTTGCCAAGCGCACGTACATACTTATTCATTGGGCTATTTTCTTCAGAAATCATTGTTTGACCTTCTGTACCAGCCTCAATTCTATCAAGTTCTGTCTGTGTATTGACTGTATTTGGGAAATAATTTTCACGTAGAGTTTGAACCTTATTTACATATGAATCTTCGTTTACAAAATCAACACCTTCTGCAAGCTGCTTAAGCTTTTCTGCTTGTGTAGATGTTAATCCTTCAACCATACTATGCATAATTTCTGATTTTCTGCTCTCAGAAAGAATGTTTACAAGTTCTACATTACGTTCAATTTCTTCATTAAGCTTGTCTTCAAGTTCTTCAACCTTTGAACCTAGCTCTTCGATAACTGAAACTTTTTCTTCTGGAATATCAATGTAGTTCTCAGCAAATAGCTGACGAAGACCTGAAATAAAATCTTCTGTTAGCTCTGTACGAAGTCCAGCTTCAATAGCTACTTCGTTATCAGATACCCACTGCTCAACTACATAATTTAAATAATCATCTACATTAGATGATAATTCTTCTTTAATTGTATCTACTTCTTCTTCTAGAGTAGCAGCATATGCTTCTTCTAGACGAGCAATTTCTGACTGCATTTTTGTAACTACAGCAGCTTCAAAAATTATCTTTGCTTTTTCCATAAATTCTTCTGAAAGGTCTTCGCCAGCAAATAGAGCTTCAATATCTTCATTCATATCTACTTCATAGTCATAATTTTCTGATTCTTCTTCTTCTAGTTCTTCCAGTTCTTCTTCTGTTTCTCCAGTTACAAAATCAAAATTTTCTTCAATTGCTTGAGCAATTTCATCTTCTGAAAAACCTTCAGATACTAAATCATCAATGAATTCCTGTAGTTCTTCAGTCATTTCAATATCTGATTCTTCTTCTAGAATTTCGTCTTCTAATTCTACATCTTCTTCCATTACTTCTTTTTGACGAGGCATAGCTGCAAGAGCGCCCTTGCGTGAAGGTGAAGCTTGAGATGTATCTTGCTTTACAGCAGCAGCTTTGGCGCCAACATTATCGCCATCGCCTGGCTTCTTTGGTGCATCAGCGACTAGTGTAGCTTGATTGCTCATTGGACTTGGATCAACTGATTTTGAACCGGGGCGCAATGTAGCCATATTTGGATTCGAAGACTTAGCGCCAGCGTCTGGTGCTGAATCGTTAGATTCATTCATCAATATTGCCTTTGCTACTTCTGTAAGTGACTTACCCATATGAGAATACTCCTTGTTTCCTATTATTTATAATCTTTATAGTTTTGACATAAAATGCTCAAAAAGTCGTAGTGTTACGGACTCTATATCATTTTTTGATGCTTCTTTGATTTGTTTCTTAGCAGCTTCAAAATGAATTTGTTGCCAACCTGTATCTGCTAAAATCCATTCTGCGTTTTCCATAATACCTTGTACAAAGGCTTTTGGAGCAGATGGATCAGCGACGATATCGGCCGCTGTGGCCAGATGAAAATCGTCTTGAACAAGTTGATAGCCATTAGATGGCTTAAGAGACCCTACGCCTCTTGTAGAAACACCCAAACTAGCACCACCGTCTAGTAGACTTTTCACAATTTTTCCATTAGGAGTATCTAAAATTTTAGCTTTACCGATAATGTCATTACCATTTGCTTTCAAACTTGTGATCATATGTGAAACACGATCAAGATTGATAGTTGGAGAATCAGGATGACCTAGTTCGCCAAATGCTCGGTTCTTATTAACATATTCATTATTATATCTTTCAACTTCTTTGGTAAGAACGTTTAAAGGATATACACGACCATTACGATTCTTGGTTTCTGCTTGCATAAAGATACCTTCAATATACATATCTTTTTTGCCGGTTTTTTCATTCATTTCTGAAAGAATACGAATATCATTTACTTCTTCGGTAATAAGTTTCATAGACCTAAGGCCTTTCTTTTTCTTAGTGATCTTTTACGCTTCATCAATGTACGATTCATCTTTGATCTGCGTTTGATCTTGCCTCTTTTTGCTCCCATTTTTCTACGGCGGCGTTCAGCCGGAGACATACGCTGAAGTTTGCCACCTCTAAGTGTCATACCGGGAACATTAGATATTTTCTTACGGCGTTGAATTTTACCACCACGAATACGAGCTTTGACAATCTTGATACGAGCTTCGTCTAGCTGTTCTTCTTCTTCATTTACTTTATTAGCAACTGTTGTATTTTGCCTATTATTTACCGAAACTGGTGATGATGGCATAACTCTATCACTTTTACTCGCAATATTAGATTGTGATGATCCTTGAGTTGTTGGACCACGTAAAGGTAATTTTTCAGCAGTTGGAGGAACATATGGCTTGTTCGTCCTAGCATCAGTATAACCACCTGCTCTTGGAGCAGGTGTTTTTAGAGCGGTATTAATACGTTGAGAATCGTTTGCCCTTGCTCTTTCAGCGGGAGTTTTATCATCATTTGATAAAGTTGATCCAATGTTTGATTGTACCGGTTTACCTTTAATTACATCATTTACATAAGTTGTTTGTGATTTATTATAAGACATACTATTCATTTTACCACTAGCAACTTCTTGCTCTTCAATTTCATCTTCCATAATATCTAGTCTTGTTAATTCAGAAGATGTTTTATTAAATGGATTAAAATCACCAACTGATTTAGCAGCACACATCTTTTTAGCTTCAAAAAGCTTCTTAGCCATAATCAATTCAACTGTTTCCAAAATAATGGAATCAGCATTCACAAAATCTTTATTGACAATTGAATTGATCAGATTAATCATGAATTAAATACCTTTTTTGTTGAATGCATAAGGATCAGCACTTTGACCAGCATCGTAATCATTATTATCTTTTTTGAGGTCAATGAATATCGTAAATGCATCATTGTTCTTATTATTATTAATTGTTAGTAAAATGTCACCAGACATATTGGCATCAGAAGACCATGGAATAACAGCGCCATCGCCCATGCTCATAAAATCATAATCAAATGCGCCAGTAGATATAGTAGCAATTTCATTGTTTGAATCGCCTGCCCACTGAAGAGTTATATAGCTGTTTACCTTAGCATTACCAAAGATACGCTTGATTGTTGTTCTATATGCTGGTCTTTGATCAGTATTCGAAGACATAATTTTTCCATTGGTATTTAAAGCAAATGCTAAACTTGATACATCAACGAGTATATTATTTGCTAATGCTGTACCATCTGACAAAAAAACATATTTGACCAATGTTCTTTTAGTACTGTCAATTAGTCTGTGTCCTTTTAGTATATTTGCCATGTTATTACCTTGTTGCGAATAAAATTATCTTGTTTAATTCTTCATCACTCTCGTTCATTAGATTTATCATTTTTTTCTTATTGGTTGAATTGAGTGATTCATAAAGTCTTTTAACTTTTGGTGTTACATTACTATTTAGGTTAAAAATATTTCCATCCAAATTGATTTGGTGGTTTTCACCAATAGACTTTCTAAAGAGTCTTCTTTCGACAGATTTTGTTGCATCATCATTTCCATGATAGTTAGGACCAACCGGTTTAACGTTAAATTTAGGATCCATAGGTTTTAAAGGAGAACCATCATCATTTTTTGATCCTTGACTATTTTCTCTTCCGGTTGCGGCCGCTAATCCTAAACCTAAAGCTGCTCTTTTAATATTGGCGCTCTTAGTTTTAGTTTTAGTTTTTGCGTTTGTAACCGTATTTGTTTTAGTTTTTACTTCAGTACTTACAGATGTATTATCTTTAGGTTTAGGTTTATTTACTGTTAAATCAGAATTTGGACGAACCGTCAATTCACCTTTGCTGGTAGCTGGTTCAGGTTGTGCTAATTTAAAATCTGTTGCTGGTCGATCTTTCACATCAACTCTAGCACCAACATTTCTATCTGCGGCATTGGCCTTTTTAATAGGAACTAAATTACCTTTATTTGTTGCAACTTCTGGAGCTTTAAAAGTATCTTTTGTTTTTGTGGTAACTCTAGCACCAGCATTTCTGTCATTGGCTTGTGTTTTAGGCATTTCAAACTTAGGTTCAGTTGAAGTTGGTTTTGTGGTAACTTTAGTACCAGCATTTTTATCAGCCGCAGTGGCTCTTGGATACTTTTCTCTAAATGCTTGAGCTTCACGACCGGCCGCAGCAAATTTAGTTTGTTTAGTTATTGCAGTGTCAGCAGCAGTATTATTTCTTATTTTATTAGCTTTAGATGCACTAATATTTGCTGGAGCTTCAGAAGTTTTTGGTGCAGATAAAGCAGGAGTTTTTTTCACAGGAACAGTTTTTGATGTTGCTATAAACTTTTCAACGTCTGCTGCGGCACTAGCAGCTTTAGCAAGTTTTGTGGCAGCAATTGCTCCTCTTACAGGTTCAACAACAGCAGCTCCTATGCCTGTAAGTGTAGCAGCATCACCGGCAGCACTAAGACCAGTTAGTCCACCTTGTAATGCGGTATCTGCTGCGCCTTTTGCGGCATTCCAGTAGTTACCTTTTTTAAATTCACTTGTAGCATTGTTATATGCTGCACTAGTTCTTTTAGCTTGTCTTACTGTATCTACTACAGGCATCAAATCTTTTGCTAAACCTTTTACTGTACCATCATCGCTAATGTCAGTTAATTTTTCCCAAGGAGATTTTTCTGGTGCAACTTTATTACCAGGACCAATTCCAGCCTTTGGTCTTATTTTTGGGGCAATATATCCTTTTGGTGGTCGAGGTGCCGCACCTTCTCTCAAAATTTCTAAATTTTGTTTAAATTTATTTAATAAAGATTCATCAAGACTTAATGTTTTTCTATATTTTTGTCTTGTTCTAGAAGCTACAGCAGGAGATTCATCATCACTTTTTGTATTTGTTGGCGTAGATATAGTTGCTTTGTATTTTGGGGTTTTAGGCTCAAGATATTTTGGTTCTGAATCAGAACTTGTAGAAGAAGTGCTGTTATTTGAATTACCTGAACCAAATATTTTCTTTGCGGCGCCCTTTATAACATCCCATGCATTTTCATCTATAGATATATCTTCATTAATTCCAATTTCATTAAAAGGAATAGTTACATACTTGTTGATGGCTTGAGCATAGTATAGTGCTACTTTTTGACCGTCAGGAAATATACGAATTGATTTACGCTTTAATAAAAGAACAGGTGGAACTTTATTGACAGAAGGATAACCACGTTCACTATATCTTGGATCACTTGCTAGATTTTGTCCTGGTAAATTTTTATCAAAAGCAAAAGATTCTCTCATAACATCTTGTTTGACTTTTCTATAGACCTGCTTATCAGAAAGAACTTCCGACATTAAAGCATCTAGCAGATTGATCATCATACGCTTTTCTTGAGCGGTCATCTTATCTGCTGGTTTATCCATAGCACGTTTCAAAGCTGATAGTTTCTTAGCATCAAATAGACCTGCACGAACAAGCTGAGTTAGCTTATTCATGTCGTGTTCTTCTTTCTCAGTAATGAGATCGTATTGCTCACGTAGGTCTTTGATACTTTTCATATTGTATTATTCCTTAACAGTTTTTAAAATATCTTTTGCTGAACCGTAAGTTCCTTTACGCATAAAATAAGCGCCGGCGTTTCTATCATAATCGCCAGTATCTTTCACTCTCTTACCGTGGGTAAGTTTAACGTATGATCCTTCACTATCAGTATCCGTTGTCTTAACTTTGTACTTAGTACCTTTTTTTGCTTTTTTAGAAGCTACGGTTCTTTCATCAATCTGTTCTACTTCTTCTTGCATCTGACCAAAGTACTTCTGTGCAATCTCAATCTTGCGCTCTTCTAGCTTCTCTACGGCCTTTGTTGAAAGCGTAGCAGAAAAGTTTTGGCGCATATCGTCTAAATTACCTTCTAGAATGCTCTCTAATGCTTTATTAACTGACATTTTATTCTCCTAAAAACTTATAGTATATTTATACATCTTCTACTAACTGACAATGGAAAAGCGCAATTGAACTAGTTCCCCAAGCATCTGTAAAAAGTTGTGAATCTAATACATGAGGACCAGAGATTACTTGTATTTTTGATCCTCTTGGAAGCAAAGTTTCTCTTTCGCCCGAATTGGCTGAAACTGCATCAAGATATATTGCTTTTTGACCTTTTTTAAGTTCTACTTGCAATACAACTGGTTGATCCGAAGCTCCAACATCAGTAAATCCACCAATAGCAGTATTAAAATCTAATGATGTAGAAACATACCCTCTAAAAATATATTGACCGTTTTTTTGAAACTTATCTGCACTATAACGAGAGCTAAGACCAGAATATATAGTATATGGAAATGGTGCCTGTGTATCATCAAAAGCTGAATCTAACGTTGCAATTGTTTGGTTTAAATACTCATCTTGTTCTGATGAAGCGCCTTCATCATGACCTTTATATAAATATCTGTTTATATCAGCATATCCATCAGCGGTATATTGTTCAATTGCTTGCAATTCTGTATCATCAAACATGTTTGGTTGATAAAACTTAAATAGTTCTTTATCTACTTTATTAGCATCTTTGTATAGGTCTTTTAAAATAGCACTATCTTCTTTGGTTCTTTTTTTAATAACGCCATTATAAAAATCGGCATCTTTTCTTATAACTTCAGATTTACTAGGTTGAACCGGTTTATTTTTAGTAGTTGCACTAATGTTTTTCTTTTTAGATACTGGTTCAGATTGTTGTGTTGTAGCAGATTTAAAATACATCGAATCAACATCGTCTTGGCTTTTATATGGTACCAATTTTTCATTATGTACAATATAAGCTAATACGCCTTTTCTATCAGCGTATCGACCAAAACCCATATAAGTTAATCCCATCTTGCGGGCTTCTTTAGCGGCCGCAGATTTAGGTTCTGACTTAGCTTGTAGTGCTAAACTTTCTTCTAGATATTCTTCAAACTTCTTCAACGTGCAGGCTCCAAAGTATCATTAACAAATCTTTGACGGTTCTTTGTCTGACCTATGTTCATCGGGTCCATTGTATCTTTACCTGTGCCATCCTGTACAGGTTGTTGTTCTTGTGGAACACCTTGCTGTTGTGCATATTGCTGCATCATTTGTTCTTGAGGTGTTGGCGGTATTAAATTTGGTGCCGGCGGAGCAGGTGGTAATGGATTACCTTGCTCATCTGTAGGAATAGGATTACCTTGCTCATCTACGGGTGTATTAGCCGCCGCTTCTTCATCGATCTCTTTTTGTATCTCTTCAATATCTTCATCGTCCATTTGAAGAACATTCTTACGAACCCATGCCATTGAGTAGTAACGACCGACATATGGATCTACAGCCTGAAGAGTGGCAATACGATTCATAAGAAGTTCAGACTCCTTCAATTCATTAAAGTTGTTATCTTTCTTAAAATCATAATAAATATCTTCTTTAAATTCTTTCCATTCTTCTTCTGTACATACTTTTTTAAGGACAAGCTGTACACGAAGAATGTCATCAAATAGAGTAGCAAATTTATTACGAAGTCTTTCAATAAACTTAGAGAATTTAAGTTCGTCTCTGGTAATTTCTGTTGTACGACCTAAAATACCGCCGCCAGGTTGTTGTTCTAAACGACCAATAGGAACACTAAGAGATTTATATAGCTTACGTTCAAAATACTTAACATCTTCTAGTTCACCAAGATTTTGTGCGCCTGGAAGAGTTGTGATTTCTGTTCCTTTACCGCCTTCACGACGAGGTAACCAAAAATCTTCAAGCATAGAAAGATGCTTACGATCATCTTTAATTTCACCAGTTGTACTATCGTAAACAAGTTTGTTACGATACTTAGTCATAATATCTTTTAAATATTGTTCGGCTTTAATTGTTGGCATGTTACCAACATCAATATAGAATATACGGCGTTCGGGCGCTCTAGATAAGCGATATATAACTGTCGCATCTTCAATCATTCTTAAATTGTTTAGAGGTTTAATAGCTTTATGAAGGTATGAGAGAACCATCGCTCTCTTAGAATCCATTAGTCCTGAGTTGACATTAACAATGGAATCTATAGCAATTTTAGCGCCAAGATTTGAATGGGCGCCAATGATACCACGTTCATTATACAAATAGTATTCATTCATTTTACTAATAACGTCAATGGTTGTACGAGGATCTTTTGTTTTTTGAATTTCACGGATTTTGCGAATTCTACGAGGATCAATATATCTAAGTTCTTGAACACCTAAATTTGGATTTTTATCATCAATGATGACATGATAAAACATTCTACCATCAACATACCAACGACGAAAAATTTCATGTCCCATATTACCAAAATTAAGCATTTTTAATACTACATCAAATTCTTCACGAATTTTCTTTTTAATAGCATCAGGTTGCTTTAGATCATCCATATCAATTTCAACAGTCTTATCTTTGCTGGTATTGACAATAGTTTCATTAACTATTTCATCAATAGCAGTTTCCAATTCTGGTTGCATTGACATTTCACGATAACGAGTGATAAGTTCAATTTCATTTCTTACAACACCATCAAGATCAACATATGTTCCATAATACGCACCTGATTGAATTGTAACAGCGCCATCGTCGTTTTGCGGTAAAGCAAACGACTTATTACCTTCTTGCTGTTGATCAGAAGAATCTTGTTTCTTTTTATTATTACGTGAAATTTCAAAACCAAAAAGTTGAACCACCTATTATCCTCCAGAGGTAAAGAGTGGGAAAGGTTTCTTCCCACTCTTTATTATATATTGTACATTAGGTAGTAGTATCTGATTCCCACCACTGATAGGCAAAGGTAACAGCAAACTCTTCAATAGTGTCATTTGCGCCCCAATCCATTTCGATAGGTGAAATATCAATTGGGAATAGACCAAAAAACTTGTAGCTCTTGATACCTATTGCAGCACTTGTATTTGGTAAAGTTGGACCACTAGCTTCGCCTGTTTTACCATGTTGAGTGATGAAAGCATCAAACTGATACTGTTCTGGACCCTTATATGCTGGATCTCTTATATTTTCAACATGTGAATTAAGCTTGTTCATCCAAATTTCAAATACGTTTTTAACTTTAAAATCTTCATCATTTATTACTGTAACTGTCCATTCGGTAAATGTGCGGTTACCAGCAAACTTAAGTTCACGGCCAAAATAGTTTACAGGAACAGAGTTAACTGTTGAACCTGGTAACTGTGCAGCACGACACATAAAGTTAAATTTAACATCTGAACCTGGTAGAATTGTGCCTATTTTAGGAATTGAACACTCAAACAAATTAGGACGGGCACCGTCACCTGTCATTTGTCCTCTAAATTGTGTAACATTAAATGCAGCCATTTTTACTTGCTCCTTTTATCTTATTTATATTCATTTTCAATATTAAAATTTACCAACAACTTCTTCAAAGGCAACACCAGTTCTAACAGCCACAAAGTTAAGCTGAATGAAGTTGATGCTTCTAGCTGGCTTAATATAAATGTCACCAATAAATTCGTTTCTATCGATAACTTCAGGAGTATTATTGGTTTCATCGCATACTACACGATAATCAAAAATACCACGACGAGACTGCACATCACGTAAGAATGGATTAACTATTGATACGAATTGGGCACGTGTAAATTCATCGTTGAATTCAAATAGGCTGTACTTAGCTGCTCTTGCGATAGCTTTTTCAAGCACAATGAATAGACGGCGAACGTTAATACGATCAAATGCTGATGGGCGAGTAAGCATTGTCTTATCACCATAAAGAATTGTACCTTCACCCTTGAATGTAACAACAGGGTTAATGCCATTCTTGTATAGTTCGTCACGATCTGTCTTATCTGGGTTGTAAGCAAGCTTAACAACATTCTTGATTTGACCACGATTGAAACCTGCTGGTGAGAACCATGGGTCACGTTCAAAGTCTGTTCTTACACATAGACCTGCAAGATCACCATTCATTGGCACCCAACGATATACATTATTGTACTTATCGAATTGATACTTCCATGTTGAATCCATAACAGCGTATGATGTAGAACGACCAAGTGCTACTCTTGTTTCAATGATATTATTAGCAGCTTCAGTTGTACCAATACCTATAACATCATCTCTGGCTGGTGAACAGAATACTACACAATCTCTACGGTATTCAGCAATATTGTCAATAACATATTGAACAACTGCTGTATTTGCAGCACCAGTTAGAACTAATGAAATATCAACTTCTTCTGCATTAGAAAACATATCATATGATAGAATTCTAGCTGCATCTGATACAGCGCCAGTTACACCACCAGAAAGTGATACAGTATACTTACTAGAAGTTTGTGAATATGTGGTTGCTGATGCTGGAGTACCCCAGTTTGTTGAATCGGCAACGTTAGAAGTTACATTTTGTGGTGGGTTAATAATATAGATATATTTTGAAAGATTATTAATTACATTTAGATAGTAATTTGATGAACCGTCGCTAGTAACCGCATCTGAAGCCTTAGAAAGATAAGAGAAACGTTCTAGAACGGTATTAGCTGTGCCAGTAAACTTGCCATCTTCGTCAATAACAATAAGATGAAGTTCATCATTTTTTCCAGCTACACTGGCAGCAAATACAGAGGTATTAGGCGCACTATCAAAATATCCAGCAAAATCCCATACGCCAGAATTCCAATTTTCTCTAGCTACATAAGCAGTATCAGCATACATAGAAACTTTAAGGCTGTTTCCTAGTTCGCCTGGATATCTAGCTGCGAACATACCAGCAGTATTAGCTGCTTCCATGTTGCTGTAGCTTGAAACGTAATCGTTCTGGTTCTTAATTAGAATACCATTACCGATAGAAGCATTTTTTGCTATTGCAGTATTGGCAGAACGAACAATTTTAAGATTACGAGCATAAGATAAGAAGTTTGATGCTGTAAAAAAGTCAACGAATGTGTTTTGATCTGGCTTAGAAAATGTATTAAGAAGTTCTGTTTCAGAAGATATAGTACGAATTTCTTGTAGAGGACCCCAATTAAAGTTACCTGCAAAAGCACCTTCGGTTGTGCCTACAGCAGGAACGATAGTTGTTAAGTCAATTTCTGTTACATTTACGCCTGGTGACAATTGAAATGGCATATTTTTTCTCCTTTAAGAAAGATAATTCATTCTTTATATTATTTAGAAAAATCAGTATTTATAGTTTATTAGACCAATTTAGATCATCAAATGGGTACAAATTTTTGCGATCCTCAAACCACAAATCACCTGAAGAATCGGTCTCAAATGGCTTATCTATTCCATTATCTATAATTCCAAATGGTGTAATGTCTTGATCCATTACATCCAGTATCTCTTTTTGTAGAGTTTTTCGTATGTCACTATTAATATTCTCTTTGAAGTATTTTTGACCAGTCAACCAGCCAAAATTGACCAGAGTCATAGCCATATCGTCATTTGTACCTTCTTCCGCCTTAAACGACTTTTTATCAGCAGAAAAGGTCATTAATTCGTTGATGGTGGCTTCGTCGTTGATTATTAGCTTATCGCTTTCGATTAACGTCTTTAGGTTTGTACAACCAATCATTTTGGTCTGTGTAGACTGCTTTAGACCAAATGCAATCTTCTTTTTAAAACCTGGCGTCTGCTGCTGACCTTGTTTACCTTTAGCTTCAACCTTGATAAGATTCTCATAGGCTAGCTCATAGTGTATTATATCAGCTACTTGAAGCCCAATAGAGTTAATTTCTACTAATATGAATGCTTCATTGAATATCTTGGCTGTCTGTACAATAATAGTCGGAAACAAAAATGGTGATATCTTATTGTCTTTGAAGGTTGCTACAACTCGATAAGGTATCTCACTAACATCTATAATAGAGAATGTTGAATAGTCTAACCCTTGACCTTCAGCTACATCCACTGTCATGCAGTAGGTACGACTTGGATCAGGTTTCTTATATACTTTTAAATTACCTTCAATACCAACAGGATCATGCCATACAAGAGAACGCAGCTTAACAGGATGAATAAGCGTATTTGTAGAACCAATAAATTCACATTCAAACTCCTGACGAAACTGGTCGGCAGAGGTATTACGGATGGTCTGTTCTTTCCATGCTTCATTACGACCAGGCACCATGCTCCAATGAATCTCAATTGGAATATATTCGCTGTTTTTCTTGATAGCATCTTCCCACATACGATAGAATAGATTTAAACCATTTGGTGTAGAAACGATAATAACCTTTGTTGTGTTGCCAGAAGAAATTGTAGGATAGGTAGACATGAAGAAGGCTTCTGCGATATTGTTTGGAACGAATGCAAACTCGTCTAGAAATACGATATTGAATGATCGACCACGAATAGAGCTACCAGATGTAGAATCTGCCATGATACGTGAGCCATTTGCAAACTCAATTGAACCTTTGTTCCATTCTTTAACACCCTGCTGTAAAAAACGAGGCAAATATTCAAAAGCAAGCTGAAGACGACCTAGAATTTCACGGGCCATTGACGCTTTGTTAGCCAGAACAGCCACGTTTACACTCTCGTTGAAAAGAATGTAGTGTAGTAAATATGCAACACTGGTTGTGGTTTTACCTACCTGTCGAGGAAGTTTACAAATAGAAAAGCGGTTAGTATGGAATGTTCTAAGCATTTCTTGCTGAAAATCCCACATGCCAAATGGAATAAGACCACGATCAACGTTAATGATCTTCATATAAGTCATAGCGAAGTACACGGGATCATCCGCACACTTTATAAACTCGTCCATTTCTTTCTGAGTAAAAGCGTGTTTCCAGTCTTCTCTTGGAAGATTTGGGTTATTGTTATAGCCTCTGGTCATTCTTCAAGTTTATTCCAACTTTTAGGTTTATCACGATTAATTGTTCCTTTAATAACATGAACTTGTGCTGTTCTTCTTTTTGTCATTGAAGATAGTCTTGTGTTGCCGCCAATATTATGTTCAACATCACGGCCCGACATAGGGTCACGAACTCTCATTATCGTCGGTGATGTTTGATCTCTAGTTATAAATTTCTTTTTGTCTTCATGATCTACAAATCCCATCTCACCATCAAAGTTACCACTATCCGATTCTCTGGTATTCAAAAGATCAACATGAATATGCCCACGACCACCAACTTGAATTTTACCGTTTGATCGTTTCCTTGCTACAAGAAGATGTTCTTTTAAAAACTGTTTAAACGTCTTCATTTTTTTTCTCTTTTATCTGCTTAAGGAGGTCTGCTGTAGTACCAACAAAAATGGCTTTATCTACATTTACAGTAGGATCATCTTTCTTTTGACCACTCAACTCTTTAGTTTTCTTCTGAAGGTCATAAAGGTCTTTGGTAGTATCAGCAACGGTTCTCATCATAGTGGCTAACACTTCATATGCACGTGGAGATTCAGATTCCTTAGCAAGGTCAGTCAAACTCTCCATTGCAGAGTTACCTTTGTTGATCAAGTCACGAAAGGTTCTACGTGATAGATTATAGTCAGCCTTGATATCATCTTCTTCATGTATAGTATTGATAATTGGTTCAGGTGCTTTTGGCGGTATAATCTCTACAGCATTTTCAATACCAAGAACATCATTCAAAGCATCATATGTTTTACTCATTTATATCAGGCCATTCTAATATTTGGGTTGTATATCCATAATCATCACCTGGTTCTGCTGTAAGAGGATCAGGTTGTATAGTAATCTTAGACAATTTAAGAGGAGATATATCAAAACTATTTAACTTATATGAAGCATTAGATGATAGTGCATGAATTGTATTATTTAACTTAAATTGCCCTTGAACACCGCCTAAAGCTAGTTTACCATTATCAGCAGTCCAACTTAATATGATACCATATGCATTTGCGCTATTGTAACTATTGCCCTGATATGCAATATCGTCCATATGAAAAGTACCATCATTGCCACTAGTTAAATTCATTCTAGTAATGTAACCTGACTGCAAAGATTGGTCATTAAAGATATTTGCAATAACCTTGCGGATAATCTTTGGATTTGATACTGGACCATAGAAATGTGCCTTCATTGTGAAAGTTAATGTCCAATTTACAAATCTTACTGCATCATAGTTACCTTCATGATCGATAGTATTCGATACCGAATTCAATATGATTGGAACATCTTTTAACACACCTAGAGTAGTTACAGGATCAATTGTTGCTGTATAGTCTGGATTAAAATATGGTAAGATTTGTTCGATGATCTGAGTACCATCATCTATATTACGTGCATACAAATTTAATTCAAATGTTATATCATATGGCACAGCCATGTAAGATGACTTTGCTGTAGTTGCACTATTAGGTTTGGCTATTTTCAACATAGAATTTTGTTTTCTAGAAGGATCATATGTTATGCCCGTCATTTCAAATGACATTCTTGGAAGTTTAATAGCAATCTGTTTCTGTTGATCAGAATCTTGACGCAATCTTATAATATATTTTTCTTTAGGTGCATATACGATTGGCACCTTCATTCGTTCAAGTTCTTTACCTGTATCGGAATCTGTACGAACAAGTGTGATATTATTGAACATTGTTCCAAATAAAACAACATATTTTCTTATTAGCTTATGGTAAAAATGTGTACCGAACATTATGGTGTTCCAAATGGGTTAATTTCAGATAAGTCTATAAATGTAGAACCTTCTGTTTGTAATGCTTTATTGTCATATTGATCATAGAATGCAAAGTCATTTAAGATATCAGAAGAAACAACATTAAATTGTGCATTTGAATCTTCACCTATTAAAGTCATAGTAGCTTCAAATGTACCTACAATATTATGTAGCTGTATTATTTTTGCTATTGGATCAAAAGTTGTAACCGAAGCTTTAGCATTTGCATAACTTAGATTTGCTCCTTGATATGCCATTTCACCTATATTGTATAGTCCTGTGCCAGTACCTAGATTTAATCCAATAGTATATGCATTATCTGCTTCAATATCATCAACTTCTTCTACGCCGGTACTGAAGTTTTCATCAGAAAAACGGAATAATTCACAACGCAATTCGTAGATATATGGATTGCGATTACCAATGGAGAAAAATAGCAATTCTTCTTCAACAAACTTAATTTCAAATAGCTTTTGCATAACAGGTACATATATCAAGTCGCCTTCTCTTGGGCGCCATGCTATGTTAGATGGAATATATTTGCGAAATGTACGAGCCGCTAATACAAAGTTAGATGTATCTCGAATATCTAAACCAAATTTAGAAAAGAAATCACCATCGCCTTCGTAACCTTCTACGTTAGCAATGTACATTTCTAAAGTGTAGGCTCTAGTAAATTTAGCATTTTTAGTTTCACCGAAGATTTCATCGTCACCATTATATGAATCTCTTGGAATATAATAGCAATCGTGACCCATAATTTGGATACTCTCAACCAATAGGTCTTCCAATAAACGTTTCTCGTTTATCATAGATGGTGAAAACGAATTGAAATATACTGAAGTTGCCATTGATTATCCCATCAAAAACTGTGGCGGCTCTTCGTAAGTATCACGAATAAGCTGTTCTAGTTCTGCTATTTCTGTGGTTGCTTCATCATGTATTGCCTGACCATTCATTGTGATACCACCAGGTAACTGCATACCACCATACTTCTTCATGTTATTACCCCATTGCTTTTTGATATATGCAGTAGCTAGTTTCTTAAGCATACGGTCGTTGTAGATTCTCGGATAAGTATCTGGATCTATAATGATCCAACCTTCAATAATTGCCCATTCTCCAACATTCATCATGCCCCAATTCATATCGATAAACAATTTATTAGTGTGACGATTGAAACGAACAGGCGTTTCACCTGAGAATAGCATGTCTAGAGTGCGGATATGTTGCATAGTTAGTACATAGCTAACATATGAAGTTGAAGTAAAGTCATAAAGTTCATGGAGACGCAACTGATAGCGAAGATCAAACATATTAAGTGATGCGTTTGATGATGATATTGGAAATATTCTATTGACACCGACAATGTTATCTGTGATTGGAATCCAACCATTATCTATATCAGTTTGTGTCAATTGATGTTTTAGATACCAACGCTCTACACCATCAAAGTAAAACTGTTGAATATACTGGAAAGCTTCATCAATACGATCTTCTACCTGATCATCATCTACATTGATTTCAATGACAGGAAACCCAAGTTGACGTAGGCACCAATCTTTTAGTTGTTCTCTAGATGCTGGAACTGACATTTCTCTTTACTTTCTACACTATTTATAGTATTATACATATTTATACCATTTGAGGGATTAGTAATGATAGTCATTGGCGACAAAATAATAGACAATTATATCTTTGGAACCAGTACCCGGTTATCGCCAGAAGCACCTGTTCCTGTGCTTACCAATCTTAAAGAAGAGACTAGGTGTGGCGGCGCCCAAAATGTGGTAAAAAATCTCAATTCATTTGGTATTGATACTGTCTTTATTCATAATCCCAATCAAAAGACCGTCAAGACCCGCATTATAGCCAATGGTCACATTGTTTGCCGACTAGATGACGAGTATTATATACCATACAAAATAAATTTTGATTTTGACCTATCCAAACACGACTATGCTATCATTTCAGACTATGGCAAAGGTGTGGTGGATGATCCTATATCTATCATTAAAACATTAAATGCTGCTGGTATCAAAGTATTGGTCGACCCGAAGAAACCTTTTTCCGCCTACCGAGGAGCTTGGCTAATAAAAGCTAATAAGACTGAGTTTGAATCTATTTATGGTACATTCTCTTGGAATAATTTCTCTATGATCTGTGAAGATATTTGTACCAGGTATGGTTTTAGCTACGTGATAGTTACACTAGGTGCTGAAGGATTTGCCTTGTATGATCATGATAAGAAATCATCAAGATATGAAAAAGGTGAAGAACATACAGTTGTAGACGTTACAGGCGCTGGCGATGTATTCATGGCCACATTAGCTTATTTTATCCAAAGTATGTCGGTAAGTAAAGCGGCTCATAGAGCCAATGTACTTGCTGGTTATTCTGTTGGTCATATGGGCACTTACATAGTTACAAAAGATGATATAGACACAGTTAAACCTAAAGTTAATACTGTATTTACTAATGGATGCTTTGATATTTTACATCCTGGTCATATCAATCTTCTCAAAGAATCAAAGAAATTAGGTCGTAAGTTAATTGTTGGTATAAACTCGGATGCTTCTATACATAATATTAAAGGGTTTGATAGACCCATACTAAATCAAAACCAACGTAAGATTATGTTAGAAGCCCTTGGTATTGCAGACGAGGTGATCATTTTTGATGAAGATACGCCTTATCAACTAATCAAGAGAATACGACCAGACATTATCACCAAAGGCGGAGACTATACAATTCAAAACGTAGTAGGTAATGATTTAGCAAATGTAGTCATTATACCTACTATAGATAACTATTCAACAACAGGAGTTATTGATGCGATTAAACGGAAGAATTGATAAGTCATGGGGATATGAAGATATCTTTATATCTACCGATGAGTATTGTGGTAAATATCTTGTATTCAACCAAAAAGGTGACAAGACCTCGATGCATTTTCATAAAGAAAAGAAAGAAACATGGAAAGTTGAAAAGGGACGTTTCTATGTGAGATTTATTGATACGGATGATGGTGAAGTATTAGAAAATGTTATTGGTGTTGGTGATATATGGACAAATGATCCTTTAGTTCCTCATCAATTAGAAGCCATGGAAAATGATTCATGTATGCTAGAGATTTCTACATCAGATTCGGTTGAAGACAATTATAGGGTTTATAGATGACAGTACTAGTAACAGGTTCAGAAGGTTTCATTGCTCGAAATCTATTAGCACACCTTAAGAGCCGTAATGTTAAGGTGATTGCTATTGATGCTAAGACACATAATATTGATAATATACTAAACGAGATTGATTTTTTAGATATCAATATAATCTATCATCTTGGTGCTGTATCTAGTACCTTAGAAAAAAACATAAACAAACTTTATAACTGCAATGTAAAGTTTAGCATTGATTTATTTGAAGAAGCAATTGCATATAATATTCCTGTTGTTTATACTTCATCCGCTTCTATCTTTGGTAATACAATGAAAGATGATCGATATGAGTATAATCCACTTAATTACTATGCGACTACAAAGACCATCATAGAGATGTGGCTTGAACATAATATCAACCGTTTTGATGATTTTTTAGGTCTTCGGCTGTTCAATGTATATGGTGCTGATGAACGTAAAGATGATATGTCAACCAGCCCTATACATAAGTTTAAGCTTCAGGCGCAAAATGAGGGTGTAATTAAGGTCTTTAAAGGATCAGAAAATATGATTAGAGATTTTATATCAGTCGATGATGTATTAAAATACTTGATGTGTTCACATTGGACTCATAAAGATCCTAGAAGAAAATGCATACTTGATGTAGGCACCAAAGAACCAATAAGTTTTCTTGAAGTAGCTCAATTATGCTCCGAAAAGTATAATGTACCTATCAAGTTTATTGATATGCCAGAAGAAATGAAGTCTAGCTATCAGTATTTTACTAAGTCTAGAATGCGTTTCTTTGATCAAATGGATTCAGTAGAAAGCTGGTTAAAAATTCACTGATATTGTTTATCTAAATCTACAAACCTATTGAACAGCGAATCTCCTAAGACCTCTCTAGGATGCTTCGCTGTTTTCTTTAGTTCTGTTCTGATTTTATGCATACCTTCAAATCCCCAAGCAACCAAATCATCATCATTCGTATAACTGGTTATGTTCATAAAATCATATTCATAGTGTGATAAAGATAGAAACTGTTCGATTTCAGATATAATTTTTTGAGGATATACAACAAGTTCATCATAGTTTACGAACAGTGTTCTATTTTCAGCATCTTTTCTCAACTGAACAGTACTTTCCATACAATCTTTTACCATATTAAACCACATTTCTGCCATTCGATTATCATCAGTAACGACAAAACCTAATTGTCTTATTTTTTGATCTATATGATTATTTGGATTGTTTTTTATTAGAGTTAACCAACTTGCCATGATACTAGGTAAATCTCTAACAGTAGCGATAACTTTTATATCTTGATCAAATAGTATTTTTGATGCAGGCATATTTTTACCCCATCCTCTATTCTTATCAATGATAATAGATTCTTTTCTATGTTCCCATGCCGAATCAATTATAGATTTTGTGATATTTGTCAATTGCTTTGGAAATGGATTTGCCTTTACTGATGGTAAATTATGCCAGGCATTTTGGTTCTCTATCAACAAATCAAGTAGAGGAGATGTTGGAGTTACATACACATTAGGGTTTTGATTGAAAATTGATGCTAGTATTGTCGAACCGCTACGTGGTAAACCACTTAAAAAATGATATGTTTTTTTCATTGTGATAATATCAAATAGTTCTTACCACTGTAAGGATCATCAGGGTTATATGCAGCATGTGATATTTCTTGTTCAATCTTATAATTGTTGTCTGATACCCACTTGATAAAATCATCATAGTTATCATTTGTGATTTCAATGAAGATTGCCGGTCTATTTTTTGATATAGTTTCTTTCATGCCATCTAGAATAACTAAATCCATACCTTCAGCATCGACTTTAATAAAATCAATTTTTTTGTCTGAAAATATACTATCTCCCTTGATAATTTTAACTGGAGTATATCGATCAGGATCTTCATTAAATGTTCTTCTATTATCAGCAATGAATTCTTTTGGATCTGGTGTATCAAACATTCTTGTACTGCCTAAATTATTTTTACCATACACTGTGAAAGGATATGCAGTGCATTCATAATTACCTAGTCCTACTCCAATATAATCAATATTTACATTATGGCAATAGTTAAGGGCGATATTACATAGCAACATTTTAAAACAGCGATCTACAGGTTCAATAGAGTATATCAATTTAGCTTTAGTAAACTTGCTAAAAAATACTGTATGATTACCAATATTAGCACCAATATCAATTATCGTATCACCTTCTTTGATATATTTTTCCATTATATCAAGATGTTCTCTATCATAAAACTGACCGTTTTTCAAATAGTTTTGAATCATATCTTCTTCATTATCTAGAACCCATCTTAAATTCATATATCTAATGCCTCTTTGATCATTTGTTTTTGTTCATGTGTTAATTGCTTTTCATATTGGTATATTTTCAATAGGTCATTTTTCAAATCAATATATCTTTTATTTTTCTTGTCCTTATCATACTTGAGATAATCGCAAACAGCCGGCACATATTCTGTAAAATTGCCTGACATATAAAAATGATATATTAAATACCATAAAACCCAAATATTTTTAGGATTAACTGCATATTCTTCACGCATCATTTTGATGTATAATTCTGAGCGTTCTTTCTTTTTAAAATCTTGATCATGCACCAAAAATATATCATCACTATATAGTTCTTTTTCATATACATCTTTATGAAGCCAAGATAAGTGTTCATATATTGGTTGAACCCAAGTATAGTCGTGTCTGCGATGTATTTTGTTTGTAGGTATAAAATTTGGAGGTCCAACTCTGACTGTATCTGAATATATGTCGAGTCTATCACTTGCAATACATGTCACATCAGGAATAGCAGATATAATTTTTTCCATTTCTGTTAGTGTATTTTTAGAATAGTATTCATCAAGATCAGGGCTTAGACACCAAGTAACATCTTTTGGTAACATAGCAAGATTATATCTACGTGCTACATCAAATCGCCAAGGCGTGAAAATCTTTTGTTCTATGATAAGATTAGGATCTTTCTTTGCATATTCTTGGAGAAGTTCCCAACTACCATCCGTTGAACCTGTATCAAGTAGTACCCGATAGTCATAGAAACTGCTGTAGTATAACCATTTTTCGATATACTGCTTTTCGTTCTTAAGTATAGTATATGCCGCTGTCTTGCCGTGTTTCATTTTCATTCCAAATTTTTTGCCAGTTGCTCAATGTATCTCTGTTTGATTCGTCAGATATATGCCAGGCGAGTGTATCTATTGGATACAATAGTCTAGTTTCTTGATCTCGCCAAATACGATTTATGTTTTGATCTTCTGGTGCACCATTTATCTCCCAAATATATGCCATTTCTTTGATGATACTATCATACTTATCTGCACCAAATTTAGTCATTAAAAACGTACATGTTGTATGAAAAGCAGAACGCCAATAGGCTTTTGGTCCTTTGAGGATATAACTAGCATTTATAGATTCTGGGCTATGATACCGATGAGGATGATTCATTGGAAATATAGCATAATCACCAGGCCAAAAAACTTTCATATACTCACACATATCTATCATATCATCTATGGCAGTCTCTATGTGCAGATAGTCATCTTCTAAAAAGTAAATATAATCACAGTCTTGGTTTTTCAACCAATGATATTGGGTTTTAAGATTATTTTTTTTACCTGAATCAATAACCTCACACTGAATATCATAATAATTTACCATTTTTCGCATCAATTGCTTTTGTTCTTCAGAAGAACTATCGTCATGAATGCTAAGAATAATTTCGTTTTTACTCTCTTTAATTGTCTTAAAAACACTGTTCAAGCAAGTAAACATAATGGTTGGTTTATCTGCATCTACTATACGACTTTCATTCCATAGACTGAATACAGTACCACAAGTTCTTATTGCCACGGCAATTTTTTTCATTATAAGTTTTCTTTGATATGTTTTACTGCAAGATCGATTGTCTCTTGCCAGTTCTTATGCTTCTTTTGACAGAAGACTTTAGTATTTTTACCATACCAATAACTATGATTGTTTTCAGCTAGAGGAACCCAAGTGTAGTATGAAACAATTGGTGGTAGAATTACTGTCTTTACATCTATTGCCGCCGCTGAGTGTGCTGTGCTTGTACAACTTGTTACATTAAATGATGCAAGATACTGAATAGCAAGAGTATCTTGCCAATTTTCAATCTTATATTCTTTCAATCTCAAATCTGCATTTGGATGATCAATCTGTAATGATACAAGAGGAATATCAAACTGAGATAGACTTTCGATAAGCAAATCTTTATCTACGACACGATGTAAATCTTGATCATAGTATGGATTACCACTCCACCTCACAGTCATAAACTTTTCAGGTAGAATATTTTTCCACTTATCGATATACTCTTGAGTTGGTTTTAAATACGAGCCATTCCATAATTGATGTTCGTCAAGGTCAAGATATATCGGTAAAGACATTGATTCAATGTAGATATATTCTTCCATAGGATCAAGTTGAACAGAACTATGTATTGCATTATAACCATTTTCAACGAATAGTTCAACAAGGTCTTTTCTGAAACCAATCCAAATTGCCTTTTGTCCTCGTTTCTTAAGTTCATTCATGAATCGGATGTTTATCAGTTCATCACCAATACCTGATTCTGCATAAACGATAAGTGTTTTATCATTGAGTTCACCTGTCCACTTTTGATATGGTTTTTTTGCTGGTGGCCAGATACCAATACCTCGACCACCTAAAATCATGTTTCTAATACCCGACTTAAATTCACCTCTTTCCATTTGAAATGTACCCATATTATACATGATACGTTTCTTCATTTCTTCAGGTATATTCTTATCAAGCAATTCGTTCTGTATCTCATAAGACTTCTCTGAATCTCCCATGAGATAATAAGAGAACGATTCTTCCATTCTCATATCACCATCTTCTGGATTTTGTTCCATATTGATGTGTAGATACTCTAGAGCTTTTTGAGGTTCATTCATATGATTATAGATTTTAGCAAGATTGCATCTAATTTGATACATTTGCTGATTATTTGCAATAGAAGAACATTTTGAAATCATTCTTAGTGAACTATTATAATCTTTGACCTTTTCATATAACATACCAAGTTCATCATATTGTTCAAGTTGATTGGCATAACTTTCAAATGTATTAAGAAGTTTTCTTGCTATTTCAAGTTCATCTCGTTCTTTGAGAAAACTAACTATTGCTGTTAAGTGCATATTATTATTCCTTCACTACTTTCCATATGACATGTGTTTCGATGGTTGTATTCAATGCTTCACGAAATAGTCTTTCGTTTTGTTCTGGTGTATTTTTTTGCATAATTTGATCATAGAAAGAATCTGTGATATAATCATAACTAATAATCTCAAAATCAACATCAAACATCAAACCTAGGGTGGATGTTGCTGAGCCAATTTTAATATCTCTGCGATTAAATGTTTTTGAAAAAAGCCTTAGGCCCTCAACTGTGATTGGGCGCTTGTGAGTTGGGTCATTGAAGAAGACTTCATGCCCGTGATGTGGTACACGAATGTCTATGATTGCTCCGTGTTTACAGACACGATAAAGTTCTTTAAGAATATGGAAATATCCATCGCCAAGATGTTCAAGAATATGGTGTGCAATTACCTTATCTACGGATGAGTCAGGAAATGGAAGAGGTTCGGTTTCAAGATTACAGATATAGTCTGGTTTGCAATTAATATCGTTGTCTACGTTGACATATCCATTGAAACGCTTATAGCCGCCGCCAAGATTGATGTTCATAATAAAGTTCTCCACAAAGTAAATATAACATTATATAGTACAATTTTGGCAATGTCAATTAAAAAATATCAATAAGAAGAACCAGAGATAAAATTAATATCCAGATTCCATAAATCCTAATGTGTGTGAGAAACCAGCAGAAATTAATTTCCAGTTGTTTATTCCGATTCCTACTTGTTGTGGATTTGAGTAAATACCAGTTATAGGAGTATCTCCTCTTTGACCATCGGTATTAAGGCCCCAATGCCAATATGTGCCATCGGTTTTTATAGTTACTGTGTGAGAAGCCCCACAAGAAACTAATTTCCAGTCAGTTAATGCTCCTACTTGAACTGGTGATGATCTATGGACAGTACCAGTTAAACCTAATTGACCATCGGTATTACGTCCCCAAGTCCATATTGTACCATCAGTCTTGATCGCTGCTATATGATAACGACCACAAGCAACTAATTTCCAATCGGTCAATGATCCTACTTGGACTGGAGATGATCTATGAGTAACATCACCTTGCCCTAATTGACCATAAGCATTATGTCCCCAAGTCCATACAGTACCATCAGTCTTGATTGCTGCTGTGTGAGTACCACCACCGGCATCTACTTGTTTCCAGTTGGTCAATATTCCTATCTTTACTGGCGACGATTTATTAGCAGCAGTACCATCACCTAATTGACCATAAGCATTATATCCCCAAGTCCATAAAGTGCCATCAGTCTTGATTGCTGCTATATATCCACTGCCTGACTTAACTTGTTTCCAGTCAGTTAATGCTCCTACTTGAATTGGTGATGATTTATCGACAGTAGTACGATCACCTAATTGACCACTATTATTTTGACCCCAAGTCCATAGAGTGCCATCGTACTGAATTCCTGCTGTAAGATAACTACCAGCAGAAACTAATTTCCAGTTGGTTAATGATCCTACTTGGACTGGAGATGATCTATGAGTAATATCACCTAGCCCTAATTGACCAGTAGTATTACGGCCCCAAATCCACAATCCCTTATCAGTAAATGTATCAGCAGATACGAACATATCATCCATATCGACACGGGTAGTCGATGCTGATCCGTCACTGTTCAATATTGGAAAATTATAGCCTACTGTCATTTGTTCTTCTCTATGAATTTTTTAAATGTAACCGTCTAAAATTGATACTATGTGATAGTAAGCAGCACCTACTTGTTTCCAGTTGGTTAATGATCCTACTTGGACTGGTGATGATCTATGAGTAATATCACCTAGCCCTAATTGACCAGTATGATTTTGACCCCAAGTCCATAGAGTACCATCAGTCTTGATTGCTGATATATAATAAGCACCATTAGAAACTAATTTCCAGTTGGTTAATGATCCTACTTGGACTGGTGATGATCTATGAGTAACATCACCTTGCCCTAATTGACCATCTTTGTCACGGCCCCAAGTCCATACAGTACCATCAGTCTTGATTGCTGATGTATGATGATAACCACAAGATACTTGTTTCCAATTGGTCAATATTCCTACTTGGACTGGTGATGATCTATGGACAACATCACCTTGCCCTAATTGACCATCGGTATTAAGGCCCCAAATCCATAAAGTACCATCAGTCTTGATTGCTGCTGTGTGAGTACCACCTTTACCACTAGATACTTGTTTCCAATCAGTCAATGTTCCTATCTTTACTGGTGATGATTTATTAACAACCGAACTATCACCTAATTGACCGTTGATATTATATCCCCAAGTCCATAAAGTACCATCAGTCTTGATCGCTGCTGAATGATTGCTACCATTAGAAACTAATTTCCAGTTGGTTAATGCTCCTACTTGGACTGGAGATGATCTATGAACAATAGTACCACTACCTAATTGACCCAAATTATTACGTCCCCAAGTCCATAGAGTACCATCAGTCTTGATTGCTGTCGTGATTGTCTCACCAGTAGAAATTAATTTCCAGGTAGTTAATGCTCCTACTTGGACCGGTGATGATTTAAAAGTAACACTACTATCACCTAATTGACCATTGTCATTATGTCCCCAAGTCCATATAGTGCCATCATTCTTTAAGGCTGATGTATGTATATAACCACCACCAGAAACTAATTTCCAATTGGTTAATGTTCCTACTTGGATTGGCGATGATTTAGTAACAATAGTACCATCGCCTAATTGACCAAAAATATTTCTACCCCAAGTCCACAATCCTGGTGTTGTTCTACCTGGTACTAGATTAGGATAAACATCAAGTAAATAATCTTTGCTAACATATCTATTACCCAAATCTTGAGTATATGGACCACCACCAACATTAACTATTTTAAATCCGGTATTTGGACCTGTAACTGACATTACTAATTTTCCAGATCAATTGTTTTTAGTTGTTCAATATTTGTCGCAGCATCGATTACATTATGTGTAAATAATTCCCAATCAAAACAATTTTGAATATGTGTTTTACCAGAATTTACAATCAATGTCATATCTGCTGCTGTTACAGAAATCCACATCTCAGGAAATTTCCAATTGATTGTTTCAGATTCACCTATTGTCGCATATGTTTGAAAGAATATATCTCTTGATCCTCTAGCAGTATCAATTGTGACTTCATTGCCTTGTATGGTCAGTTTGATGCCTGCTTGTTCTTTTTTGTATCGATTAGCCGTAACAATTTCTTTTAATGCTGTTTTTGACTGATTGATAGATACGGATACAGCATTGTATGTTGCTGTTGCTTCATTGTTATTGAATGTATAAAATGGTCCTGCAAGTTGTTCATAAAATGGATCACAAGCAGGAAAATTTGTATTAACTACAGGAAAAATCTCTATGCCTTCACCTAAATCTAGATAATTTGTTTCAGGTGCGACAGGAAAAATTATATATCTTTCTGTAATATCACCTGCTTCAAGAAGGTCATCAATCTCTCTTTGGAACATTCGTTGACGCCATGGCATTGGTCCTAAAAGAACTGTCTGTTTATCTTTTACTATAACGTAATTCATTTGTTTCCTCTTACGATATTTCTGTATATGTTATTGCTTTGCCTGCATAACCCATAGAAACTAATTTCCAGTTAGTTAATGATCCTACTTGGACTGGAGATGATCTATGGACAACAGTACCATCACCTAATTGTCCATTGGTATTACCACCCCAAGTCCATAAAATACCATCAGTCTTGATCGCTGCTACCGCTGAGTATGCTGAAACTTGTTTCCAGTTGGTTAATGATCCTACTTGGACTGGAGATGATCTATGAGTAACATCACCTAGCCCTAATTGACCATCGGTATTACGGCCCCAAGTCCATAAAGTACCATCAGTCTTGATTGCTACTGTATAGCTTTCGCCAGCAGCATCTACTTGTTTCCAGTTGGTTAATGATCCTACTTGGACTGGAGATGATCTATGAGTAATATCACCTAGCCCTAATTG